TAATTAAGTTGTGACAATTGTTACATCGCCTATTATAACATTACTTATAAGGTGGTTAGGCGTTAATAAAGTATCAAATGAACTTGCTCCACCAACTGGATACCAACCCCATTCAATTTGACGGCTACCATCTTGAGGATAGCCATTATCTTGAATATTGTTAGAATTATTTTGTCCAGTTCGCAATCCTGTATTACCAGATACTTGATAAGATACATCTGGTCTTGGTTCACGTACCGCTTGCGGATCATTTACAGGATACATACCAAGCAATAACTGTGGTTGATCAGGCTCCCAGCATTCTGGGCATACTTTAACACTTATTTGCTTTGTTTTAAGTATAAGCTTTCTTAATTCTTTAAGCTTATAACGCTGACCACATCGGTCACATTCGGCAATTGAATTTTTACCACTTGAATACTTGGTAGCCATAGTTACCTTATATAAGACATATTTCTAGGCACAAATCTAATTGATGCCTTTTCTCTGTCCTCTTGAGATGCTAGATCCCATTGTTTTTCATAATCTGATTGTAAGAATGCTACTCTGTTTGGATCTACGGCAGGTGACTTAATAGATAAATAATAAGCCAATCCAGCTACCATACATGGTAAGAATCTAAATGGAATATCATTTACAGTAACACCAGTACCAGCATCTTGCACTCTACGCATTCTCCAGTAAACAAATACATACTGATTGCCAGGGGAATTAGGAGTTGGCCATACATTAACGCTTGGCAAGTTTTGTATTGTAATATAGTTAAATGGACTTGCTGTAGCTACATGAACTGCTGCAGTTGTATTGTTTTGACCACGAGCACAATTTAATAATTGGTTATTAGCGTTATCTACATTTGGATAGTAAATAGTTTCATTATCAATCTTAATAAATCCAGCTGATGCAATATTAGACACATCGCTTAATGTAATGGTTGTAGCTGTAGCGCTGATAGAAGCAGATAAATATACAGTGCTTTCATTAGACATACCAGACTGCCTATTAATCCATACTTGGATAGGACGACCATTGGCTAATTTGTTAGGAATTGTAGAATATGTATCTTCTGATATACGATTAATGTTAATGTCTTGTTGATTAGGACCACCGTTACCAGTACGAGTAATCATACTTAATAGATCAATAGTATCTACTGGAAGAGCATAAGTAGGCTGCCCTGTAGCCATAGTAATTTGACCTTCTTCAATAGTCCAAAGGTTAATACCACGATTAGCCCACTCAATCGTTAATAGATTAAGGCTTCGTCTAGCTGTTCTAAAATCATAACCAGTTCTTAATTCTAAACCACAACGCTCAAATGCCTCTTCAATGAGGTCATTCATGTTTAGGTTAAATAAACTGGTTCCTGTAGTTTCGGCCATGATTAATTACTTTTGCAGAATACGCAAATTTTTGATTTTCTTGATAAGCTTTTTCACAAATTTCTTAATCATATAATCCTTTATTTTTTAGCTGTTTTAGCAGCTTGTTTGAATTGTTTTGCTGTAGGTGCGCCTTTAGAACCAGGCTTACGCATCTTTTCACCAGAACCTTGAGCTATACGTGCCTTCTTAGCGTGAATATTGGCATAGAGGCCGACCTTGCCACCTTTAGCAAATTGAGTAAAGTCTGTATTATCTTTACGGGCTTTCTTTTTGCCCTTAGGCATTTTAGTTGGGGCTATATCACCCATACCACGAGAGGCTCTCATTAGCAGATTTTTCCTTTAGTTTTACCACGAATAGCACAACCGTCTGCACGAGCTGATGCTGAACCACCTTTAGCCATACATTTAGTTTTGCCACCACGTTTGTAATTGTCATCAAACTTTTTAACTTCTGTACTTGTATCATACATAGCTTTATTTTTACGATAAGACTCAGGATCTTTCATTTCTTCAACCTTCATTTGCTTTTCTTCAATCTTAACTTTTTTATCATCAGAAGGAGGAGTGATATCCTTAACAAATTTCTTGATTTTTTCAATAATAGCCATGATTATTCCTTAGCAAATTTTGCCTTTTGTTTTACCACGAACAGCAATGCCATTAGCTTTTGCTAATTGAGATGCTTTGCCACCAGCAGCCATACATTTACCACCCATTTTCATTTTATGCATTGATGATTCATGACCTTTTACTTCTTTTTTAGCAATCATTTTTGCATCTGATTTTGTTGCACATCCTTTAGCCATACCGCCTTTTTTCATGTAGCCCATTTTATTTCTAACCTCCGTTGGTAATTTTGATATTCCAGGATTCTTACTTTTGTCTACAGCTTTAAGTTTCCCGCCTTTTTTCATAGCTGGCATGCCCTGTGGTGCGGCCATAGCTGCCATAGGATTAACTGCTGGCATTACTGGGGCTGCTGATCTTGGCATTACAGGTGCTTCTGGTCTAAAAGCTAGTGCTGGTCGTTTCTTTGCACGTCCCATCATCATAGCCATTCTTGGGTTTGTTGATTTCTTTTTCATAATCATCCTTAGTTACATTTCCAACGTTTTAAAGAAGCTGCTTTACGAGTAGGTCTGCCTTTTTCATCTTTCATAGGTCCAGGCATTCCAGACATCCTTGCACAAAAAGATCTTTTACGAGCACCACCTTGTGGTTGTGGGGCTTTTAAATTAGATCCTGTAGCAGCGTTATACTTAGCACGGCCTTTAGCAGTTAATCCAGCACCTTTAGATACGGGTAATTTTTCCCCACGTCCTACTGCTAATGATACACCACCTTTTTTAAACTTTTTACTTTTATCAGCTTCTGCAAAATCTTTACCTACTGATTGAGGTATTCCAACCTTTTTAGCAAACTTAGGATTGTAAGCAACTGCTGTCATAAGCTTATGTTGAGCTTTAGATTTGCTTGGCATTATTTACCTAACCAGTGAGTTACCATCCAGCTAATGATACCAGAAAGAATGGTAGCGATAGCAATAAATACTTTCCAACCGCCTTTAATTTCTTCTAACGTCTTTTCAATACTATCAAGACGTTTTTTTAAATGTTCCATATCTTCCATAAGAGTATCCACATCAGACTGTATATGTTTAATTTCTACACCGTGTTCTATAACTTCACGTTCTGCGCTCATATATTATCCGTAGAATACTGTTACTGTCATGCTGGCTGGAGTTGTTGCATAAATGCCGTTATCGCAGCGAATACCTTCACCAGGAATAACGATATTAGATACTCCACCTGCATTTGCGGGAATTACAACTGAAAATACTGTAGTGCCAGCTGAGCCGTTTTTTAAAGTTAAAGTGCCTCCAGCTGTAGGAACACCAATAACCATACCTTTAATACGAGCAGGTCCAGCGAATACAGCAGAGTCAGTCTGAGCAGCGGCTATTGCCGTAGCTTTTACATCATATTGCATACCCATAATTAATCTCCTTAAATTATAAACAAAGGGGAGAAATCTCCCCCTAGATTAATTATTGTGTGTTATATGTTGCACGATCATCAGATTGAGCGTATTGGAATGTAACAAAACCTGTACCAGCTGTAGGTTGACCTACTGATGTTATTGTAACAACAAGAGCTGAAGAAGCTTGTTGGCTGTTAGCTGCTGCAACATCAACTGGTGTTGATTGCATATTAGTTAACTGTGCTGCTGTAAATGTAGGAGTTGTACGAGCTGCTGTTTTAGCATTAACACCAGAAGCATATTCAGTGCCAGCTGCAGTTTTACCAATAGTTAAAGTAGCTGATGTAGCTGAATCATATGCTGTAATAACATCAACAAAAATGTTAATAAGCTTAGATCCTGCTGGAACATAAACTGTTACGCTTTGAACTAATGTTGCATCAAATGTAAATGCTGTTTGTTGTGTTAATACTGTTGTACCAACGTTTTTGTATGGAGTATATCTATTTGTGCCTGATTTAACTGGGCCTGAGAATGTTGTTCTTGACATTGTTTTTCCTTCATAAAAAGTTAGGTTCATTAGTCTTTTATGCGTCTGCCAGGACAGTCTAATAAACCAGGATGTGCCTGGATATGGTTATTTTACAACACTTTTGCCTGTAAACGCTAGTTTTTTTATATTAGCAGGCAAATAAAAAAGGCCCTCCGAAGAGAGCCTTTTCCATCATCAAATGCTTAATTAAGCACCTGGTGAACCGAACATACCTAACGGATCTGAATATCCGAATGAGTAACGTTCACGTGATTTATAACGTACGTTACCTGTATCAAAGTCACCGTCCATTGAATTACTTAATGGAGTACGAACAAAGTGTTTCATACCATTAGGAACATCAGTTGTTAAGTACCAACCATTAGCGTCTGTCAAGAAGTGGTTAATTGTATAACCTTCTGGGATAGAGCCATTGTTCTTAATAGCATTGATATCATTGTCAGCAGTACCAACACGTAACTCAGTTTCCAATAAGCGAGTTGCAACGAATTGCAATGCTGGTGGAACGATAAGTTTTTTAGGTTTAGCAGCAATCAATAGACCACGCTCATCAGTCCAAGCTGCGATTTGAATAACTGCATTTTCCAATGAAGTTTCGTTCAAGTCAGCTGCTGTTGATGGTGTGTTACTATTTACGCCACCTGAAACAAGCGGATGGTCAGTAGCAAATAAAGCTTTGCCGTCACCACCAGCGTATGAAGCACTGAAGCCGTTATTAATAACTGCAGCAGCCTTCACTTGTTTCGTGTAAGACATAGCTCTCGCTAAAGCCTTTGTGTAACGAGCTGATAAAGAATCATATAAGTTATCTTCAATAGCTTCTTCAGTTAAGCTGAAGCCAAGAGCGATAGTTTCATGATTGTATCGTGCTGTCCAAGCTTCTTGAGCATTGTCATAAGCGATGGATGTACCTTCGTTTTTGACTGGTGCTGCTGAGAAACCTGATAGTTTTGTTTCTTCTTCAAATGAACGTTCAGAAGTCTCTGTTTCGTAGATTTCTTTATGTTCTTCGCCATATCTTGCATATTCTAAACCGAATAATGCATTAAGTCCTGGTAATAGCTCTTTAAGGAGCTGTGCACGTGAAATAGCCATGTTTTATTCTCCTAGTTAAGCTGTGTAAGCCACGCCTGTAAGGGCAGTGAGCTGTGGGTTGTTGACTTTTACAATTACTTCTGGATAAAGCGTTACGCCAGATAATACATATGCTGTATCTGGAACAACTGCAACTACTCTCCATGGTAATGTTGTAGCAGCACCAGCGGTATCTGCAGGTTTAACAATAGATGATTGTGCATTACCTGTTGTTGTAGAACCTGTACCGTTTTGGATTTCAGCTACGTTAGCACCAACGATAGTTGCATTAGCACCTGTTACTACTGTTGGAGCGCCTGAAGTTGTTACTGTCACCTTGAAAGAAGCTGAAGCATCAACCACTACATAAGCAATAGCATTAGTAACGCTAGTACCTGGGTAGTATTGAGCTTGAACTGTCTGACCTGATGAATTTGTATATTGAAAGCCTGTTGCAACACCGATAATAGTACCAGTAGTTGTTGCACCAGATAATTCAACTGTGCCGCCCGCTACGATTTTAACTGAAGAACCGTTATAGATTGGTGTGTTGTAAGAACTACCTATTTTATACTGTAATGTTGCACCAGCATAAGGCATACCATCATAACGATTAATCGCTTCAAATCCATAGGGTTTGTCAATGGTTGGATAAGCCATATTTAAAACTCCTTAAATTAAAAAATTAACCTTTGCCAAAACTAGTCGTAGACTTTCTCTCATTAAAGAGAGGCATTCTAGGATCGTTTTGACGCATAAGATTATTATCAACAGCGTCTGTTTGAGATTGCGTTTGCTTGTCATAGTACTCTGTCCTTTGCTCAACAAGCTCTTGAGGTGTCTTGCAAAGTAATAATCCGCCAATCTCAATATTGTCTTTAAAACGACTATCGGGATCAACTAACAGTTGAAATTTAGGTTGCTCTTCTGCTCTTACAGGTTCCCAGCCTTCTCTAAGTTTAGAACTGAGATTGCGTGGGTCTGCTGAGTTCATCATTGAAACTCTAATCCATCTGTACGCAAAGCCAGCTTGTTTGTCTGGTTCTGGTAACAATTCAGGAGCTTGCCACTGTTTAGGGCGCTCATCCTGTTGACGGGTATCTACTTCACGGGGAATTCTATTTTCAGCCATTTTGGGACTCCAATTTAGTTAATTCCAGCGCATATTGCTCTGGAGAAAGTTTGAACTTTTTAGCCAAAGCTAATTGTGTCTGCGTCAGTCTAATCTTTTTTGGGGATGTAGAACGAGTAGCAGGCGCTACTACCGTTGATGGTTTTTTAACAGAGTCTTTGGTCTCTGAGTTATTATCGCCAGCGAACTTCTCTGGGAATCTTTTCTTGATTTCAGTATCTATAGCGTTCCAGTATTGATCAGAGCCAGTTGTGACTCCATCACGTTCTAGTCGTCTATGAATACCCATAGCAAGGAAACTCATATCGTCATCAACACCATACCAGCTGTTTTTGTCCAACCAAGACTGGGTTTTTGAATCCAATCGTTGCGGTTGTTGTGACTGTTCTGGTATTTTTACCTCATTTTCAGCTGTTTGTAAAGCACTTTCGTCATATTGCGGTCTATAAGACGCAACTTCATGAACTTTAAACTTAGCTTCTGTGAGTTTTTCTTGTGCATCTACAACTTTATCAGAATCACCAGAATCATATGCTTCTTTATAAGCTATTCTAGCAAGCTCTAATTGTCGGTCTGCACCTTCTTTAGCGTTAGAAACATATACTTTTTCACCTTCTGTTAGACGGCCTCTAAGTTTTTTAGTTTCTTCTACTAATGATTGTGCTACACGAATTGCTTCTTGTTGCTCACGTACTGCTTGTTCTTTTTCTCTACGCTCATCGTTAATGAGTTTTTTCATTTGAAGTAAACGTTGTTTAGCTTCTTTTGAATACTGTTCAAGATCATCATTTTCAATGTCTTTTACAATTTCTTCTGGTAGTGGTTGAGAGTTCTTTTGATCTTCTTCAGGACGATCATCCACTATTTCAATTTCAATCTTTTCTTCTGCAGGTGTTTCTACTTCTGGTGTTTCCATTTCATCTGGAAATTTAAAATCATCATCAGCCATGTTAATTCTCCTTAAATACGACTAATGCCACGAGGATCTTCTACAATCCCCTCAACACTGTCATCATTAATTATTCGGAATTCCCTATTGTGAATCTTCAAGCGTGTGCCTGAGTTAGGGCGGGCTAATATGAAGTCACCAACTTTACACCAAGGACCTGTAGGAAATCTTTTTTCATCCTTGTAGCAATCTGGACCCATTTTAACTACAAAGAATACTGTAGATAAAACTTCTTCATTTCTCATTGTTTCAGAGGATTTAATTAATCCACTATCAAACTTTTCATCTGCTTCTGGGATCGCACATAAGATACGATAGCCTGAAACTTCTGGGAGCTGCTTTGCTTTTTCCTCATCCGTTTGGGGAAGAGTTGTTACCTGGTTTACATCATCGGGATTTGAGCCGATTAGTATGTCACTCATCTGAGTTCTCCATTTGTTTATTTAGATCTTGAATGTATCTTCGTGTAGAAAGTAGACCTGATATCTTTCCACATATATTTTGGTATTCAGCGTAGTCTTTGGCTACTCCAGTACCTAAATGTTCTTCTAAGTTTTTTACTTGTATATCTATTTCTCTTAATATTACTTCGTACTCATTCATTTATTTTCCTTGTTTGAAGGTTGTTGTCTTTGTTGTTGTATAGACATTTGAGCTTTTGATCTGCCAATATCTGAACCTAATCTAAAGCCTTCTATCTTTTCTTTTGATGCAATATTAGCTTTTTCTGCTTGAGCTTTAGCTGTAACTTGCATACCAGCAATTTCTTTTTGCGCTGATATACGAGCTTTCTCTAATTCAAGTTGATCAGCCTTTGCTGCCGCATCAATTTGCATTTTCTTCATCTTAATATCTACTTCTTGTGCTTTTAATTGAAGCTCTTTCAACTGCATTTGAACTACAGGGTCTTGAGATGCTTGTTGTGCATTTTTAGCTGCAATCTCTGTTTGATTTTGATTAAGAAGTTGTTGTGCTGCTGGAACTGCCATACGAGAAATTTGCATTTCTTGTTCTGGTGAAATTCTAGTCTCTTCATCATCACTATCAAGGTCGTTGTATGGGATATTAATGCCCATAGTAAGCTCCATTTGACGTTTATACTCCATACCTACGTGCTCTGTAATATGAGCTTGTATAGCTTGAGCAATTAATGGTGCTTGTGGGTTCTGACCAATCGTTTCCCTTACCTTTGGATCATTTAATAAAGCCATATGTATCTGAATATGTGCTTGATGGTCCTGATACATGAAAGCTTTCATAGGTTTGTTCTTTAAAGCGTTCATATTTTCAGTAATTGGATCTAATGGCTTCTCATCTTCAGGTAACGGTACCAATTTTTCAGCATTTTTGATGCCTAATACTGACAACATCTGACGATGTAGGTATGGTAGGTTGTAAAGTTGAGGTGCTGTCTGTGATAACTGTAAAACTGCTTGGTATTGCACCACTTTTTGACTCATTGTGGCCGCATTTGGGTCAGAAACAGGGATAATATTGATCATCTCATAGTCTTTTCTACGAGCTTTTCTGTTACCTGTTGCTGGTTCATACTCATAATCAGCTGGAGCGTAGCTTGCAATGATCTTCTTGAGTAATTTAAACTCATTCTTCATTGAAAAGTGCATACGAGCCTGAATAGCTGACATGACTTTGAGTGTTCTTTCTAAAATAGCAAGCGTTGTGCCTACTGGAGAGTTGGCACTCATGTCTGAAACCTTTAAATCACCTGCAGCTGCAAATCTTCTACCTTCTTCAATGATCTGATTGAGTAGTTGAATAAGCGTTTGTGATGGTTCTTTGTAAGGTAATGGCATGATATTGTCTTTCATCGTGCCAGAAGGTACATCTACATCTCTAAATTCACCTGGAGCGATTGGTGTATCATCACCTTTAACTCTAAGGCCACGAGTTTTAAATCCACCTGGAAGGTTAGCTAGGGATCCAGCGTCTACTAACTGACGTAATATGGATGTACCAGATTTAGCAAAACCTCCGATCAAGTGAATCAAACCAAAAGCATAAAAACCAAAACCTGGAATGTATGCATAATGAACAAAGTGTTGACGTTTTTGGAAAGTCTCATCATCTGGTTCCCAGTTACGTCTAACAGCAAGTATTGCCATGCTGCCGTATTCAATCGTTACAATGTATGGAAGTTTTAAACCAGTAGGATTACCTTTTTCATCTTCATGTTCAAAGCCAGGAAGATCTAAGTCAACTTGCATTTCAATCAGTTTATATCTTGAATCAGTCGTTGCACGGAAGCCTAACTTCTCTGCAATCTTTTTCTCAACTTCATCTAATGTATTTTGTGGCGCACCTAATTCAATATCACGATAGAAACCATCAAGCTGAAGTCTTAGTAATTCATTTTCTGTTTTACGCATGACATGAGATACACGCTCTGCAGTTTCAAGATTAGAAGCACCATAAGGAACTACTAAATCTTCTGAAGGCACGTAGATAGATACTTGACGATCAAGACCTGGATCTACATAAACCTTTTTAAATCCGTTACCAGATAATGCGGTGCCCCATAACATACGTTCATGTTCTGAGCGATACTCAGTCATCTTTTCTGTAAGCTCATAGTTCATGTCATCAACAACACGTTCCATTGCTTCTTTTTTCTCTTGTGTTTCTTTTCCAATGATCTCGCCCTTAACAGGACCAGCTGCTGGGAAAGTGTCCATGATTGTTTCTGATTGGAACTTAGTGACAGCTTCAGCTAGAATAGGGTGGTAGACTCCACATGCGCCATCCCATGGCTCTGAGCGTTCTTCAATCTTTAGACCAAGTAATTCTAAACCATCAACATAAGTTTGAATCCAGTCTTTACGAGAAGCTACGTCTCCATCAAAGTCACCAATTAAATCACCAGCTAAAAGTGTTAGTTCGCCTTCAGTTAATTCTTCAGCTAAGTTCTTATTAAACTCTTCTGCGTCTTCAGCTTTTTCAATATCTATTTCTATACCATCCATCTTAATGTGTACAGATTCTGGGTCTTCAATTTCAATTTCTACAGGCGGGCCTTCTGGTATTCCTGCGAGGCCTTGTGGTAGTTCATATAGTGCTTTGTCAATTGCCATAATTTTTCCTTAGTAATATGCAACTTTACGTCTAAATTCTCTTGGTTCATTTGGTTCGTCTGTTGGAAGAGTAATGAATCCTCCCTTTCTAAACCGAATAAGAGCTTGGGTTGAAGAGTCCACTAAGTCATCGTGGTCTGAATTTGGAAACGCTGCCATCTCTTCTATGACTTCTTCGGCCCAACGCTTTCTTGGTGCCCATACTCTACCTGATGCAAACAAATCTGTAACAGAGTTTAATCTGCTTATTTTATCGTTTCCACGGGTTGGTGTAAACTCTTGAACGGGTATTCCCATCCTTCTTAATTCAAATATTAACGGGGCTCCAGAGGCCTTAGCTTCTATAATAAAAGCATCTGGTTGCCATTCCTGATAGTATTCAAGCGCTCTTGCCTTGAGTTCTGGAAATTCCATCCGCTCTTTAAGAGCATCAAGAAGAATAATATGAGGATCATTCTCATTTTCATCTTTATAAAAAACTCCCCAAGTGGTAAACGCTGTGTCCCATGATTGTATAATAAACTGGCATTGGGGCGGAGCTTCGTTTTCCCATTCCATCCACCACTCACGCTTAACTAAAGCGCCCTCTTCAGAGGTTGGGTTTTGTTGATACTGTGCTGACCATTTACTTAATGGTAATTCAATTCTTAATTTGCTTAATTCATCGTAAGACCAGAACTCTGGCCATAAAGGTTTTTCAGAAGGTAGGATTGCTGGGAGTTCTATGATTTCCCATTCGTCTCCATCACGATCAGTCATAGCTTGTAGGATCTTACCAGTCAGGTCACGCTTTGACCAACGGGTCATAACGACTACAATAGAACCTCCAGGTTGAAGACGTTGTCGTGGACCTGAAGTATACCACTCATAGACTTTATCAAATACTGATGGATCTCCAGCGGCTAACGCTGCTTCCTGTTCCGAATGCGGGTCATCAATAATGAGTAGGTCCGCTCCTTTACCAGTGACAGTACCACCAACACCGATAGCAAAATACTCACCATTAGCATTAGTACTCCAGCGGCCAGCAGCTTTAGAGTCAGAACGAAGGGCAACATTTGGAAATATTTTAGCATAGACTTCAGAGTCTACCAGATTTCTTACCTTTCGTCCAAACCCAACTGCAAGTTCTGCTGTATTAGAGCACTGAATGATCTTTTTATTTGGAAATCTACCTAAGAACCAGGCAGGCAGCATAAACGATGCAAACTCTGACTTTGTGTGTCTTGGAGGCATATTGATAATAAGTCTCTTAGTCTTGCCTTCTGCTATCTCTTCAAACTTTTTAGCCATTAAGGCATGATGCCGTCCATTAATAAATCCAGGCCACATGGTATAAACAAACTTTAAAAAATCCACTTGCCCTTCTTCACGAAGTAAAGCATTGTCATATTCACGTACTTGCTCCAGAACCATCGTCTGTTCTTCTGGAGAAAGCATATTCATCAGTTCTACGACTTTATCACTCAAGGTCTCGTACCCTTAACCCTGCTGGACGAATCGATCTTGATCTGCCCTTTACCCCTTTGCAAACCCCTATCTCAATCAGGATAGACATCTTACGGGCTACATTCCCCCTACCTCTTTCGCCAGTAAGTCTCATAATATCATCTATAGTCGGACCAAAGCCGTAGTTACGCCAGAACTCGTCTACGATTAGAAAGATTTCTTTTTGTGCTGGGGTCATACTTTAAAGTCAGCCTCAGTTAAAACAGGCAGGTCTTTCTTAGCGTCTGCTAACATCATTTCCAAGACCTCTATGATCTCTTCACGGCTACTACCTACTACTTGGTCTGCATCACTAAACGCCATAAGTGTGCCGTCTTTCTCATAAAAGACCTCATTTAATGAATAATAGCATTCGGGTTCGTTTTCAGAAGCTCGTTTAATGATTCTATAGTTCCACATTTTAATCACCTTTTTAAATCCATCGTTGTTAATCATATCCACATACCGCTTAACCATCTCGCCTGTGGACTTATCTAGCTCATATTCATAGTCTTTCATGCAAACCTCTCAGTAGCTGTCCATAATCCATATGCAAGGCTACACCATAAGGACACAAGCAAAGCCATAATAAAATCTTCTTTCGCCCCCTTAAAACCCTTTAGGTCAGTCCATATGGAGTAAACAGCAAAGAGAACAGTATTAAGGTAGATAGTAAAGACAAAGTACCATATGACATGCGTATAGACCATAGAGACATCTACCCTATTCATTTCTTACTCCTATCTACAACAGGTACATGTTTCTTATTCTCACTCTTTAAGAACTTATCAGAGGCTACATTACCCACAAAGGTACCTCCTACAGAGGCAGCAAACTGAGCACATCCATATAAGGACAATAATCCAATAACAATGATTACTCTCACACTTCTCTCCAATTTGGGTTAGAAGTATCTACTGGTGTAGTAGGGGACCCAGATTCAACAAGGGGGGGTGTTTCCTGGTCCATATTCTCAATGTCATCCCAAAAATTATATACCCCCTCCCCTTCTGTGTTTGGAACGGACAAGGGGGTGGTTTCGGGTGCGGATTGTTTGAGTGGAATAGTA